GCAATGAATTTAACAGTGATTTCAGTTTAGTATTCGTTTCTACACCTTTTACTGCTTTAGTGGGCGGTTCTAGTTGCTCTTGCACTGCTCTATCTACTTGTCCAACTTGTGATGTTGTCTTAAATTTATCCATAAGTGCTTGTGCTGAAGGCTGTGCTTGACTTGCAACTGATAATGTATCGTCTACATCAGGATCACTGATACGCATTGTATTGATATCATATTCTAAGTCAATCTTTTGACCTACACCTGTAGATGAACGAGACTTCATACACTGAAGTTGATACTTCCCACGTTCTCTCATACTACGTGATGTAAAGATACCAAATACATTATCTGCTGTATTGATTTTACTGATACCACCTGCAATATGACTGTGATCAAACTCAATTTCTTCTACAGCACTTCTGTTTAACTGTGATGCTGTTACTAGAACAATGTTTAATTCCTGTGCTAAGTTACGTAGTTCTTCTGATACATACTTGTCTTTAATAAATTGATCGTTAGGGCTTACTTTGACTGATACAGGCATCACAAGATCCAAGTAGTCAACCATAACAAAGTCAACTTTGATTCCTGTTTGAATCTGTACTTCTTTTAAGTAAGAACGAATGTCATTGACATTGCTTTGTGCCGCTAATGCCTTGACACGATACTGTCCCATCTTCTTAGAAGCCATTCTGACTTTAAGAGCAGTGTTGTCAATGTCTTTACGAATATCTTTTGTACTCATGGAAGTCTGCATTGCATCAGTCCTCAATGATGTCAATTCTTCTGACAATTCTAATGTGATATAGACTCCACTAAGACCCTGTGACAACCAGTTAAGAGCAAGATTCATCATCAACAATGATTTACCTGAACCTGAGCCACCAGCAAAGATATTCAATTCTTGTCTGGACATACCACCATACAATAGTCTATCCATTTGAGTCCAACCAGTACTGACTTGACCACCTTGATTATAATATTTGTTCAAACGAGCCGCAGGATCATCAAAGTAATCTGTTCCCATATCTCGTTGTAGAGAGATTTGTACAGCATCTTTGATTAACTTTTCAACTGGACCAAAGTCACCTTGTTCAAGTAAGTCTGCTGAAGACATGATTGCTCTTTCAAGTTCTTGTCTACGAGTAAACGATTCAAACTCATTAAGAAACCAGTCTGAATGTGCTTCGTCTAAGTCTTCAACTGATTCGATTAATTCACCTGTCGTTGCTTTTATTTGTGTTGTGTTAGGCAAGATGCCATACTGTACAGTATGCTCAACCATGAACTCAGCCACAGGCCTTAGTTTACGATCAAAGTTTTCTGGGTTGAATATATTAGTGACACGCACATATAACTCTGCGTTTGTCACTATCATTCGCAAGAAAAGTTCTTGCACTTCTGCATTAAATTCTTTTAGCAATTTTAGTCCTCATCATTTCTATTTTAATTTTACTGGAGGTTGCACACTCAAGTATACTTAGTAGTGTAGCCAACCTTCCATATTTTATCAATGCATCATTTGCATCTTTTACATCATCTGCCCAGTTAGGCAATGACACGTCAAACCCTAGTTCTAATGCTCTATCGCATATCTCTAATCCTGTCTTGTCCTGATCTGGAACAACAATAATTCTTTTACCCAACTTCTTCAACACACCAACTTGATTATCGTTGATTGTATTGTGAGTCAATGCACAACCATTCATTGAGATTGCGTCAAAGATTCCCTCGAATACTAAACACACTTCCCAATCAGGCTTTTGCAAGTCGATACCAAACACATACCCTGTCTGTTGATCATTAATAAACTTAGGTACTCTGTTGTCTAAGTATCTGCTTGTACTACCTACAACTTTGTTTTCATATGTGTAAGGTATGATCAATCGTTGAGAGTTTCTACCTTCTTCATTGGGTGTGACTAAGAAAGGATAATCATTGTGTGTCATGCCTCGTGTTGCAAGATAGTCAATGTAAACTTTATGTGCTGGGTTAGCAGTATAAATCAATTCACCTATAGGCATTTCTTGTTCTTTAAACGTAGGCACTGTATGTTGTTTCTTTTTAGTTAAAATAGAATCAAGCAAGTCTTTGTGTTGTAATGAATGCAAAGACCATTTGTTAATGTCTGAGTCGTCCATGCCACACCAGCCTAAGAATCTACGACAATTTCTGCTGATGTTTCTGCCTAATTTAAATCCACATTTAAAGTTACAGTTAAAACAATGATACTGCCAATTGTCGCCATCTTGTTTGATACCGCCTCGTCCACGTTTGTCTACACTATGCCCATTATGAATACAGCACGGAGCATTGAACGAAGTCCAACCGCTCTGCGTCTGTTTCTTTTTGCCAGGTGCAATCGTAATTATATCAAACATAACTGTTATTATAGATTAAAACGAGAGAAAAAACAAGAGTAAAGGGTATTTTATCTTGCCAAAAGAGTGACTATATTACCCACATTTGCTTCGAACTTAATTCTAATAAATGGATGATAGCCTGTCATTGTATAACCAATAGTTGATGATTCGCTGTTGCCGTTTGCGGCATTGCCATATCGATATTGATTGATATCATAATAGTCTGAATCAACTAATGTAGAGCCTTGTAATGTTACGTTACCAACATAATTTTCATAATCAATTGATGCTGTTAAGACACCACTGTCTTGTGTGTTGATCACACTTGAGAAAAATGTAACTGCTTCAGAGTTTGCATTTGCGTTTGCATTTGGAAGTGTCTGATCATTTGGTATTGTAACGACTTGAGAAGGAACAAAAGAAGGTAACACAGAGTCAACGATATTTAAATCACCTCTTGCTCCTGCTTTAGAATCTACAAAGACAGGTAAGTTTAGATTAGCACTAGGATATTCTAAAGAGTAATAACATTTTTGAGAGTCTATTGCTTCAATATCTGCGGCAGACGTGTTTAACACAAAAATACCATTGACATCAAGGACCGGATCTAATGCCTTTCTTAAAAGGATTTCGGTTCCATCTGAATTAATGGCTCTAAAGGATATTTGCTCATTTGCTGTAGCAATAGCAGACAGATCAACCGGCTTCTGTTCCTGATTCAGAAACTGAAATTGTAGTTGGTTGTCAACGCCTTTGTTTAACGTTAGTGGTTTTGCATAAATTGGCATATATTTCCTCGGGCTTGTGCCTGATAAAACCACAACGATTTGTCTGACTGTATATGTATAAACTGATGTAGTGTACGACACAAATTCTTCTCTCCTGTTCTTATATTTATCTCTACGGCTTTTAACTAGGAAAATATCTACCCATTTTTTTATATGGTAAATACTATTGTGAAAACACAAACACCAGCAGAATTCTTCGTTAAACTATCTGAAACTCACCCGTTTATAACGGTTGTCCAGTATGCTGGACAGGATTATGTAGGCATTGTTCAGAACCGTGATGATCTAGTTACAACTATCTATGACTATGGTGCTATTGTTGATTCGCAATTAAAAGAAAAGTTCTTAGAGTTAGGAGATGTTTGGTGGTGGGAATCTAATCGTCAGATACCTATTCACTTGTTTCTAAAGCAAGAATGGATCTTATTCAAACCGTTCTTAAGAACATTCAACAACAAGTCACTTACGTTATTACACGGACCTATTGTGTCAATGACTGACTTTCAGAAGAAAAGAGTTAAGAGGAAGACGATAACGCTTGTGAAGCGATCTTATTAGCAAGTTTCTGTTTTAATCTTACTGCCTTTGCTCTACGTTTTTTAGCAAGACTCAAACTTAATTCACCACAACGTTCATCAAACGTTACTCCAAGCAAATGATCATATTCATGTAAGAACACTCTTGCTTTAAGTCCTTCTAGTTTTTGTTTGTTGACCCACTCTCCAGTTGATACTTGGTATGATACTAATGCTTCAGGGTTACGTTTAACGTGTAACCACAAGTTAGGAAAACTCAAGCAACCTTCTAAGTAAATTTCCTTGTCACCTATGAGTTCGTCAATCTTTGGATTGATAACAGCAATCAAATTCTCATCTGTACCCATGATGAATATGTTTTTCATTACTCCACATTGTGGTGCGGCTAAGCCTATTCCCTGTGTAGCAGGGTTGAGCATAATCTTTGTCATTGCAGTAATTAATTCAGTTGGATCACCATCTGCTTTAAAGTTCCAATCTTCGCACTGTTGTTTTAACAGAGGATTATTTTCTGTTATTAGTTTTAGGTCTTCCATTAATGTGACTGCCTCAAGTATTCATCATGCAATGCAGTACCTGTAAGATGTTCGCCTATTATTTCTTTCTCTCCTGTAAGAAGATACTCTCTTTCAATAACACCATCGTTAAATTCAACATCTAGCACTCGTAGTTCATCACCTGATCTATCTGGACGTGTTTCATACCACAGTGATGTAAAAGGATGGGCATGTACAGATTTAACACCTTTTGCCCATTGTTCAGCCTCTAGTATTATCCTCTGCTTTTCTACTACGTTATCATATTGTCCCATATTATGCTCCTAATAAATTCATGTGTACCACAACTAACTGTGCGTATGCTATGGCATGTGATTTTTTGAATGTATATCCTTCGTCTACATTTTCCCACACACTAGTACTTATTTCTTTAAATGTCTTTCCTATTAAATGTTTCTTGCCTGGTCTCATAACTGCTAAGAACATAGCAAGTCTAGGGATAGAATTAATATCTTCAGGCATCTGTTGTAATGTATCGAATTGTTTTCCCAAGTGAATTAACTGTTCGACAAATGCTTTGTCTTTTAATTTACTCCAATCAGGATCTCTCATTAATTGTACTAAATGCATTTCATTTTGTACTTTACTATAGATGTTCACATTAAGCAAATCAAGTTTAAAGTAACCTCTTGCATCTGCTTCTTTGTAATCTAGTGAACACATATCATTGATAGGGTCATAGGGTGCCTCTGTGATATAAACTCCCGTAGGGTGCTTTCTAATAGGTTCTACGTTACGCATTGCGGCTGGGATATGATTGATTAAAGCCAGAATTTTATCTCTGTCTCCGAAATCTATATCAATATCCGAATCTATCAAACTTGAATCCCTGCTTCTATTAATTTTTTATATCCTCTTTGCACAACGATTGCTTGATGCTCTGCATCTTCTACAGCCTTGTGTGATGTTACTGCGGCTCCGTCTTTAAGTGAGACATTAGTTAGATCATAGATTGTTCTACAATCTCTTACTGACCAGAAACGCCATGGATTAGACATACCTAACTGAGTGAAAGCATTTTCAGCGATAACAACATCAAAAATAGAACCATTAGCCCAAATTGCTCTGCGGTTCCAACAAAATTTGTAGAGTTGATCCATAGCATCTTTAAACGATACTCTACCCTGGTCACCCATTGCTTCATTTATTGCATCCTCTGATTGTTTGCCCCACCACTCTAAAGTTTCAGGGTCAATGTGTCTATTAAACTCTTCTGTTTGTTCATCTATTGTGGGTCTGATTTCTAATCGTTCTACAACACCACTGCCTTTAGGGTCGAATCGTACTGCTCCAATTGTTAATATGACACAGTTAGGTTGAGTACTCAACGTCTCCATATCTATCATCACATCATTTGCCATTACTACTCCACACGTTATCTTTTAATTTTACTTCTTGTATTATATCACTTCTGAGGTAATTAATCAACAGTATTGATCGCTTTTTGGGTAAATGCAAGGGCATTGTTGAATGTAATAAACGAGTATTGTAAAACAAAATCGATCCTTTGGGCATGTCATATTGTTCTGCATGTAACTTGAAGTATTCATCATGTACACCCTCATAACAGGCTTGTATGTCCCAATCTGATTGATGACTATAAGGTATAACTCCAGTTGCTCCTGTGTCTTTGTCTAAATCATCAAGTGGAATGATAACTTGTACACCATAGACATCATTGTCACTTCTCATATTGTACTTTGGAAATCTATGTGGGGTATCTATGTGAGGGCCGCACCACCTGCTGGGTCCATTGATAGTCACAATGTCACTTGCATAAAACTCACAGTCTGGTAAGTGTACTTTTATCTCAGGGTAGATGATGTCATGTATTGCTTTGACTTCTTTCCAATCATCAGTAAGTTGTGACCACCATACTGCGATGCCCTTAGACTTTAGTTTTTCACAATCTTTGCCTTCTGCATATTGCTTTTTATGTGTTGACACTCTGACAGGATAGAGTTCATCTTTTCTGTCGTTGATATTGTCTATAATTTCAGTAGGAATGATATCATGTACTATGTCAAACCCTTTACCCTCATGTTGTATTTCACTGTTTACACTTCTAAACATATTGTTTTTTAGTTCCTCTGCTAGTTCCGGAATATAATTCTTTAAGTTTCTATTTCTGAACTCATCTGACCCTGTTATTAATTGATGTAGATTTCTAATTGTCCACACACTAACAGATTGAGGCTCGACAAGCCATGCATGTAAGATATCAAGTTGATCTACATTAAATGTAGCAATCTTAGATTTTAATTGTTCTACTGCTTCGATGGCTTGTTGTCTATATTCAAGTGAAACAACATTAGTCTTACACCAAACAGGTTCTGTTACTCTGTTTAAAAATATTCCTGGACGTACATCACGTGGACAACCATATTCCTCACATAAATCGCTCCACCATTCAATTAGTTTGGGTGACTGTATAATATTGAATATACTAACAGTATGACTTAAGTTTAAACTGTATCTGTCAGGTTCCTTTTTCTGTAAGTCAAATAACTTTCGTGCATTCTTTTCTATCTTATCCCATTTGAATGGATAACGTATGTAATCGTTTACCTTACCATAGCCATCAATTGATAAACTGATATGCACTCCTTTAAAGTGCGACCAAATGTCAATGAGGTCTTGTGTGATAGATGTTAGATTAGTCACATACGATAATATTATGTTCTTTGCTCTATCTCCTTCAATCAATTGCTTACAGAACAGTTCATGTTCTTCCATGATAGTAGGTTCGCCACCAACAAATGCAATACGTTTTAAATTTGGAAATAAAGTATAGATATCAAGTGTCTGATCTTTTGTTATGTTTATTTTTAAATGGTTATCTTCTTCAGATTCGATCTTCCATATGGTATTGTATTCCTTTCCCCATTGGTCAGAGGAATAAGGATTACATGTAATACATTTTGAGTTACATTTGTTACTAAAGGTTAAATCTAAGAAGTGAACATCATTAGGATCAACCTCAATGTTCATAGGAATATCATAGTCTTGTAAAGCAACATTCCATATAGTACGCATAGACGTGCCTGATACTTTTTCAGAGTCTAAACAGTTTTTACAATCACTAGGCCAGTCGCCTTTTCTAAGTTGCTTTCTTATCTCAATAAGATTGTTATGATTTAAATTATCTGCATATGGCTTTTTTTCTACGCCACCTGTATTTACAAGATTACAACAAGACTTATACCCGCCACCATCTATTGAGGCAGAGCCAAATGCCAAAGCACAATAGATAGGATCTTTCATCGCCACCTCGTTTCTAACCACATACGTTCTTTGTCTGTGGCTACATAGATTCTTTTTTGTCTGTGGTCTTCTTCATTAGACCAACACCAATGTTCGTTGAGTTGGTTGTGCGTATTGTCATTGTATTGTGCTAGGCTTACGTGGTGAGAGAGTTCATGTATTCTGTCATAATCTTTTAAATCACAACTAGGTCCCCATGTATCCCAACACCAGTCACGTAATTGATTAAACTTAATAATCTTTGCTAAATCTGATTGTGCCATTGGCCTAGGAGTGAAACGTTCATACTGTGGTTTGATAATAGTAGTACACATCCATGTGAACATATCATTCCCTTTAAATCGTCCATCTAACTTGTGAAACTGTAAATCTAACTCTTTCATTAGAATCCAGCCTGAGACAACAACTCTTTGACTTCTGCAATTCTATGTGCATCTCTTTTAAACTTGATAGCCCAACGTTCAGGATCGATGTAATCTAAAACCATTTGTTGTTGTGTTTCATCCATTGATGCTAGAAACCCTAGACCAGATTCTGATTGATACAGCATCCATGGAGAAACCTTTCCTTTAGATATCTCATAACAAATTCTGTTCACTGGACCATATCGTAAGGCATCTTTGTTTTCTATTTTTTCATCACTAGAAATCTTAATCATAGTTTCAATACTACGAGCAATTGCATCTAAAGGATCTTCTTCTCTAAGATACTCAATGATAAACTTAGTGTAGTTAGTATCACTTATCCATTTGTCAATTTTAATTTGATTTGATAACAACCAATCAGCATATCGAGCAATGTTAATTGCATTGACATTTACACAGTAATGACCAAACTTAACAAAGGCCAGATAATAACTGCTTTTAATAAAGTCTAAATATGTTTTTTGTTTCTTTGTTGGAGTATGATTTGCATAGAAATTTATCCAAGCATGAAATGCAATGCGATTACCTTTTAAATCTTTGTCTTGCCATCTGCGTTTGTTTTCACAGATATGCTTGGCCATTGTAGTTTCTCTTATAAAACTCCTGCCACAAAAATCGCAACCAAATTCTGATTTAGTTGCCGAGTTCTTTTTCATATTCTTCGATTTCTGAATCTGTAATAATGTCACTTAGTAATTCCACCTCATCAAATTTTAAATTAGGATATTTTTCTGCAAGATACATTTTGCGATCATGTTGTTCACAAAATAATTTTGCTATCTCAGTCAGTTCACCTGCTGATAATTGTGGATATATCTTTTTATAATAATCCTTTATGTCTTTTGGCTTTGCTTTATCTTTTAGTTTAGCCACGCCCTGCTTGATCTGCGGTATCCAAGCATGAAACTGTTTGCCTATCCCTGGGCTTGCCGCACATAGCATCAACCATTGTAGTTTAGGATGCTTAGAAACATTCTCATTGAATAGATATTTATTCGCATGATGATCAACACTTTGTAAATAATACTGTGCCAATTCTTTTTTGCCTTTAACTACACTAATCCAATTGATCATCATAAAAGGAACAAACTTCCTTTGTTGTTCAGGAGTTAGTCGATCATAGTAGCCATAGTCTTTCTTGTCGATTGCAGTAATTGCCTCGAACAAGTTGAAGTCTTGCTTTTCAAACTTCTCATCTGTTGGTGTTTTTGCTCTAGCCAAAATAACCTCTTGCAAACCATCCTATTGCCATTGCTATAGGACCTATTATAAACAAATCAACTACCCAGTGCAATGCAATAGATAGTGTGACTATTTCTTTCCAATGTAATCTACATACATTCTTCCAATGATCAAAACGCTTGTGCATAGTCTACGATTTCACAATTACGACTGATCTCTTTAACAAAGTAAACACATCTAGGCTTTGGACCATCTTCGATAGGGACACATAAGAATTGTCCGTTACGTAGTCTAGGCGCATACCATGTTACGTCTGAATAGATATCAACAATTTCAATATCTAAAAAACTAGGCGAGAATGATGTTAGTGGATTGAATGCAAACACTGTAAAGCCTCTGTCATTCAAACTAGACAATGGAATAGTCTCTAAGTCACCATGTTCTTCATGCCCAATTAATACTTGCCAATCAACAGGCATCTTAATTGTTTTGTTTCCTATTTCTAATACAACCGCGGGTGCATTGAATGACTCTAAAAAGATGAGCGGTATGTAATGATAGTCTACATTGAGAGGGTTAGAGTTATCTAAGATAGCAAATCGTAAATCATCTACCTCATCTGGTAGTGTTTCTAAATCGTATGCCTGGTTGTCTAGTGTTAATATTTTCATGTCTTTATTATAACTCCTCTGTATGTTATTTTCAATTTAAATGGTAACTTCAATATTTTAATTTTTCTATTGCAAACGGATAGTTTGCTTCTTTGTAAAATGCCTTACGAGAAGTTAAATGTCGTTTAGCAAATCTGCATGAACTTGTTAAGTCCCAGATTTGAACAAAGTCTTTATCGTCTGCTTTACGAATGCCACGACCGATAGACTGTATGACACGAACAAAACTTTTACCTGGTTCAATGAGTACAAGATTAAAAATCCTAGGAATGTTAATACCAGTACTAGCCACGCCATAAGTAGCAATAATAACTTTATTAGTAGCAGTGGATACCTCATCATATTCTTCTTTTCTGTCATTGACTTTCATGCCTCCTGATACAAATACTGCATCATCTAGTCGTTCTACAAGTGCATGTCCTGCATTGATACGATCAACCAAGACAAGTGTGTTACCTGTTTCTTTTATTTTATCTACTAACTCTGCCAACTTATCTAATCGTTTAGAATCTGAGAGTAAGTGTTTTAGTTCTGCTTGATAATTACTAAACTCTTGGTCATCTTGTAATTGTACAATGTTCACATGACATTTACTTAAGACACCTTGATCTTGTAATTCTTTTGCAGATAGTTTATTAATGACTGGACCTAAACTTACTTCCAATGCCATTCTTTCATATTCTGCTTTGGGAACAGTACCAGTCAGTCCCCATCGGATGGGAACATGTGACATGACGCCTGTTAACAGTGCCTTCAATGCATCTGCTTTAGCCATGTGTACTTCATCTACCATTACGCAAACAACACCTTCAATGAATTCATCGATAGTGCAGTCAGCCTCTCCTCTCTTGGTATTTTTTAAAAGGATGTTCAAGGATTGCCATGTGCAAATTGTATGTTGCTTAAAGTATTCTTTACGATCACCGTAATAAACACCAACATCTAATCCTAGATTTATGTAATCTTCTTCGGTTTGTGTGACGAGACTTTTGTTAGGAACGATAACGATACTACGACCATAGAACTCTATGCTCTTACTCAGAGCGGCTGTCATAATTGTTTTACCTGCCCCT